TTTAATCCAGTTCCTTACGATATTGGATTTAGATTAGATATTATGTCTAAAACTATGGAAGACGGGTTAAGAATAGTTGAGCAAATTCTTCCGTATTTTACACCAGAATGGACTGTGAGTGCAAAACTATTAGGTAATGATTTTGATAATGTCACTGATATACCTTTAGTGTTGGATTCAGTTGCAATAGATGATACATATGCTGCAGACTTCTTAACCAGAAGAGTTTTAGTATTCTCACTTAATTTTGTAATGAAATGTTATTTCTACGGACCTGTAACAGAAAGTAAACTCATTAAACTTACTGATGTCCGTCTATATTCAGATACTACTGCTAATACAGGTGTAACTACAACTACTACTAGACCTGGATTAACTGCAGATGGTGAACCTACTTCTAATGCGGATCTTTCAGTAGCATTATCTGCAATAGATGAAGATGATAATTTTGGTTATATTGTGACAGTAGAAAATAATTATGGCAGCTAAAAAAGATATTATTTCTGATTCTTTAGGTATAGAACCTTTAGAGCAAACTACTAAAATTACTCAAGTTCTCCCTGCTATTAAAGCACAGAAGAATGATGATTATGAATATGCACGTCAAAACCTTTATGATATTATTGAAAAGGGTCAGAATGCTCTAGAAGATATTATTGATATTGCCAAACAATCAGAATCAGCACGAGCATTTGAAGTTGCTACTAATCTTATAAAGACAATGGCAGAGGCAAACAAGGATCTGTTGAACTTAGCAAAAGTTAAAAAAGACTTAGATAAAGAAGACGTTCCAGAACAAAAGAATATTACAAATAATAACCTTGTTTTAACCTCTGCCGATCTCCTTAAAATGATCAAAGATAAGTCTAATGAGTGAAGGTAAGATAATTTTACTTACTGATATTTACGAGACAAAAAGACGAAAAGAAGAAGAACTTAGATTTTATAATGAGCAGTTAGAAAAACTAAAAACTAAAATGTTTTTCATACAAAAAGATATTGAAATTACAACACTTTGTATCGAGCTTATAGAAAAAGAAAAGGTTGTAGAAATTAAAAGAGCAATCAAAGATGAGCGAGATATATCTAGGTAATAAAAACCTAAAGAACAAAGACGTCAAACTTAATTATACTACAGAGCAAATCCAAGAGTATATCAAATGTGCTAAGGATGTTGAATACTTTTGTGAAAAATACGTTAAGATTGTTACCGTAGATAAAGGGTTACAACCTTTTAAACCTTTTGATTATCAAAAGAAAATGTTTAAGGTATTTGATGATAATCGTTTTACTGTATGTAAGATGCCTCGTCAGGTTGGTAAAACTACAGGTGTTGTAGGGTATCTACTTCATAAGATTCTTTTTAATGAAAATTATAATATTGCAGTTCTTGCAAACAAACAAGTACAGGCAAGAGAAATTCTTTCTAGAGTACAACTTGCATATGAATGGCTCCCTAAGTGGTTACAGCAGGGTATTGTTGAATGGAATAAAGGTAACATAGAATTAGAGAATGGTTCTAAGATACTTGCATCTGCAACGTCATCATCTGCAGTACGTGGTCAATCTTATAATCTAGTTTATCTTGACGAGTTTGCATTCGTGCCTCGTAACGTTCAGGATGCTTTCTTTGCATCGGTCTTCCCTACTATTACTTCCGGTTCATCATCTAAACTTCTGATCACATCAACACCTAACGGTATGAATCTATTCTATAAGATCTGGATGGACTCTGTTAACGGTAACAATGATTATGCAAGAGTTGATGTTCACTGGTCAGATGTTCCAGGTCGAGATGAAGCCTGGAAAGAGCAGATGATCAGAAGTACTTCTATAGATCAATTTAGACAAGAGTTTGAGTGTGAGTTCTTAGGTTCAGCTAACACTCTAATTCATCCTTCTATTCTCTCTAAATTAGTTTACCACCCAATTCTTAAAGAAATACATAATGTAAAAATCTATAAAGAACCGATAAAGGACCATGTTTATTCTATAACAGTAGATGTATCTGAAGGGCTAGGTTTAGATAGTTCTGCATTTGTAATTATAGATTGTTCTACAGTTCCTTATGAAGTAGTTGCAACATATAAAGATGCTAATATATCTCAGCTCATGTATCCAACACTTCTAGAAAGTATTGCAAAATATTATAATAATGCTGCAGTTCTAGTAGAAGTCAATATAGGATCACAGGTTGTTAATATTCTCCATCAAGATCTAGAATATGACAATGTTGTTATGACAAAAATGTCTGGCAGAAAAGGTACTATTATCGGAACTGCTGGTAATCAGAATCGATTAGGTATAAAAACTACAAAGATCACTAAGAGAATTGGATGCTCGAATCTTAAGACTATAATCGAAAGTAATAAAATAATTCTTAATGATTATGATATTATTAATGAGCTTTCAACCTATATAGTAGATGGAAGTACTTACAATGCCGAAGATGGCCACCATGATGATTTAGTGATGTGTCTGGTTCTCTTCGGATGGATGGTTAGCCAGAACTATTTTAAGGATGTCTCAAATACGGATATTCGTAGAAAAATAGAAGAAGAACAAGAAGAGTTTACTCCTTTTGGACTCATCGATGATGGAAGAGAAGATGATCCATCCGATAGGATTTTGACAGTCAGTGAGTTTGATAGATTTCTTCTAAACTAAGAAATCATAAATAAACTTACTAGATACTGAAAATACTTTATCATAAAGGAGAAAACAATGCCATTTCAAGTAAGTCCTGGTGTTAACGTATCAGAAATTGACTTAACTACAATCGTACCATCAGTATCAACTACTACAGGTGCGTTTGCTGGCGTTTTTAGATGGGGACCTGTTGAAGAAGCAGTCCTGATTTCTTCTGAAAACGAACTAGTTAATACATACGGAAAACCAACAGCTAATAATTTCGAAACATGGTTCACTGCTGCTAACTTTTTAGCATATGGAAACCAGCTTTATATTTCAAGAGCAGCAAATACAGATAATTATAATGCGGTAGCAAATACTGGCACTCTTGTAAATTATTTTATTAAAAACAGCACAGATTGGACTAGTCAAGAATCAACAGTTCAAGCTGAAGCAAACACTGCTTTTGTTGCAAAATACCCTGGTTCTTTAGGAAATTCACTTAAGATTTCTATCTGTCCAGATGCAAATGCATATACATCATCATTTGGTTACGCAAATACTACATCAAACGTAGTTGCGGAAGTTGCAGTTGGAAGCACTACTCTCTATCTAAGAGCTGATCTCAGTGCTATGGCTACAACTGTTGACTCAGAACTTACAGTAGGTGACTATATCCTAATTGGTAACACTACTATTGGTACACAATATGTTAAGATTAAGTCAAAGTCTGTTTCAGGTAACACAGTTACAGTAACTCTTAATGAAACTAGCAAATTAAAGACTGACTGGGTTAATATAACTAACAGCTCTTCTACTGCAGTAGCTACTAGATACTGGGAATACTTTAATTCAGTAGACGGTGCACCTGGTCAATCAAATTATGTTGCTACTCGTGTAAATGATACAACTAAGACTGACGAAATGCATATCGTTGTAGCAGATGAAGATGGTAATATTACTGGAGTGCCTGGTGAAATTATTGAAGTTTGGAAAAACGTTTCTAGAGCTTCTGATGCAAAAGGTGAACAGGGTGGTTCTATTTACTGGAAAGATATTCTTAAGAATAACTCACAGTGGGTATGGCCAGGTAAAGATAATTACACTTCTACAACAACATCATCAATAGATAAACTTACCGGTACAAACACCATGGTTGATACAATATCATTCAATGGTGGTGGATCTGATGATGCAGAATCTGTTATTGCACCTGCAAAAATTATGACTGCTTATGATAAATTTGCATCTGCAGAAGATATTGATATCTCATTAGTACTTGGTGGTCGTGCAACTGGTGGTTCTGGACAATTGGTAGCAAATTACATCATAGACAATATTTGTGAATATAGAAAAGATTGCGTAGCATTCGTTTCTCCAAATAACACAGATACTGTTAATGTACCTGGACAAGAACTTACTAAACTTAAAACATTTAGAAACCTCTTAAGAGCTTCTTCTTATGCAGTGCTCGATTCAGGTCACAAATATCAATATGACAAGTACAACGATGTGTATCGTTGGGTACCTCTAAACGGCGATATTGCTGGTCTTTGCGTACGCACAGACAGCGTAAGAGATCCATGGTTCTCTCCAGCAGGGTTCAACAGAGGTAACATTAAGAACATTGTTAAACTTGCATACAATCCAGATAAAGCTGATAGAGATGAGCTTTATAAGGTAGACATCAACCCTGTAGTTAACTTCCCAGGTCAAGGTGTTGTACTCTTCGGTGATAAGACACTCCTAGGAAGACCATCAGCATTCGATAGAATTAACGTACGTAGATTGTTCATTGTTCTTGAAAAAGCCATTGCAACAGCTGCTAAGTCTGCTCTATTTGAATTCAATGATGACTTTACAAGAGCTTCATTCCGTAATCTTGTAGAGCCTTACCTACGTGATATCCAAGGCCGCAGAGGAATCTATGACTTTAGAGTGGTTTGTGATACTACAAATAATACTCCTGAAGTTATTGATCGTAACGAGTTCCGTGGTGATATTTACATCAAGCCAGCTCGTTCAATTAACTTCATTCAGCTCAACTTCGTTGCAGTACGCACCGGTGTAGAGTTTGAAGAAATCGTTGGTCGCATTTAAGGTAAGGGAGGAACACAAAAATGGCGTTCAATATTAATGATATCCGCGCCCAGCTTACCTTTGGTGGTGCGCGTCCAAGTCTCTTCCAGGTGATTATCAGCAACCCAGTAAATCCAGTAGCTGATCTTAAGTTACCTTTCCTTTGTAAGACTGCTCAGATTCCTAGTTCAATTCTAGGTCTTATTGAAGTACCTTACTTTGGAAGAAGACTTAAGATGGCAGGTGATCGTAGATTCGATCCATGGACTGTTACAATCATCAATGATGAAGACTTCCTAGTACGTAATGCTATGGAACAATGGAATAACTCCATTCAGCTTTATCAGCAAAACGTTACTGCATTAGGAACTGGAGCTCCTTCTAACTACA